TAGACGTAATATCATATAGTAACACTGGTACTAGTAATATCTCACATAAAGAGTTTCAGTATATAGATGGAATAAGAGTTATAGTAAGCACAATGAACAAGTTTGATAGTGTTTTTGATTTAATAGAATTATCTCCAAGACTACTGGCCGACATAACAGATAATGTTACCAACTATAGTTTAAATAAATCAATATCTGATTTAAGCACAAACGGATTGCCAGTAGGTCAACTTTTAGCGTCCACTGGAAACTTAGAGTTAATAGATCCAGATATGTCCTTTAATAAAAATAATACAAATAGTATTGTGCATAAATATTTAAATAATAATGTTAAGTTCAGTTTTTATGAAGATATTCAAACTATAGATAATGCTCATCATTACATACCATTAAAAAAACTTTATTCAGATACCGTACCACAAACAGATGTTAAAAGTGGAAAAACATCTATACAGTTAAGAGATTATTATTTTTATTTAGAGCAAATAAATGCACCTAGTTTATTTTTGACAAACGTATCTTTGAGTTTTGTAATTTCTACACTACTAGACTATGCTGGATTTTCTAACTACATATTTAAAAAAATTGAAAATGAACAAGAACTTACCATTCCTTTCTTTTTTTGTAATGAAGAAAAAAATATTGCACAAGTTTTAAATGATTTGGCAATATCTTCTCAATCATCTATGTTTTTTAATGAAGAAAACGATCTGGTTGTAATGAGTAAAAACTATACAGTGCCAAAGTTATTAGATAGAACGTCAGACATTACTCTTTATGGCTCTAAAAATAATGAAATAAACAATAAAGAAAATATACTAAATGCCTCAATAGTTGATACCAAGGTTTTAAATTCTGGAAAAATTAACTATACTACTAGATATATTCAAAAAACTTTAGGATCAATAAAGCAAGCAACACTAATTGATAAAGAAAAAACTTGGATATATAAGCCAACACTGTTATGGGAAGTTTCTGGAAAAAGCAATACTAAGACTGTAAATGAGTCTGCTGCATCAATGTCATCATATGTTCTAGCAGCAATACCACTAGGCTCATCTCTATCAAACGAAATTCCATCAATTAGTCACAATGTATTATTAAATAATATTATAGATCTTGGAGAAAATATATATTGGATTAGTAACTATAATGGATATTTTTATTCAAATGGTGAGGTTATTAGATATGACGCAGTCGAATATAACGTTTCTGGAATAGGAAATATTTGGATAACTAATGTTGAAGATTATGAGAATTATTTTTCTCAACTACCCTTTAATGGAAAAATGTATCCAACTGGATTAATTAGAATTTATACAGAGTTAGACTATGTAGAAGTTAATGGCGTAAAGATTTTAAAAGAAGGAGATGTAGTAAAGAATGGAAGGGGTCAGTTTGGGACACAAATTACAAATCACTATGCTGGATTAAATCCATATTGGACTAATGAAAATAGCGTAAAGGGCTGTAATATGTACTCTGAATATTTGTTTGCAGATAAAGCATTAGATAAAACAGTTGTTGTTGGTGCGGCTGGAGTGAGCAACGCTATAGCAAAACAAACAACTAGGACCAGTATTATTAAAAACTTTCTATCAAGTTCTTATACTTCAGAATATGATAATAAAAATTCAATTAATAAAAAATCAGGGAATATACAATCATCTGCACTGGTTATGACTGGACCATCATTTACTTTTGAACAAAAGCCAATTAATTATATTAATTATGTTTATAAACCATTAGATAGTAAGTTTAAACATTTTGGTGCCAGATTAAGAATTATTGGCAAAGTTGAGAATAATGAAGTTAGAGGTCAAACACCAGTTGGAAGTATGACATATTATGTAGTTCCTGGAACTGATCCATCTCAAAATATAAGCATTGGTGGCGGATCTGGTGGCCTAGGAGTTATGGTTAATCCTACAAACAACGTGGGGTATTATTTTGAAATTGCAGCATTAACAGAAACCAACATAGATAAATACGCTAATGGCTCCACAATTGCCAATTTATTGTTTTATAAAATAGGAAAAGATAATGATACAGACATGGCCGTTCCTGTAAAATTGTGGTCTGGCTCAACTAATATTTTGGTTGATGATGGTAATTTTACTGGGCAGTATAGAATGACAGGGGAATCTAATCCAACCGTATATGATATTGCTGTTGAATATTTAGATATTGGACAAACAAGAAAATTTTATTTATATATAAATAATAACATTGTTGCTATAGTTGATGATACAAATCCACTTCCTATTTATAATAACATGTGTTTGTTTACTAGAGGAACATCTAAAATTATGTTTGAAAATATATTTGCTTTGGGAAGTAATTATGCTAAAAATGTTTCAGAAAATATAGACATACCATTTAATAAAATATTTGATAACCAAGAACTTACCTCAAGTGATGCATTTAGAAAATATGCCTTAAGTTCTGTAATACAATCAACCTATTTATCTGGAATAAGTCCTTCAGAACCACCATCTTATAACTTTTATTTTGATGAGTTTGGGTCAATTATGAGAGAGTGTGCATATTTTAATGTTAAGTTTGATAAAGCATATCCAGCACTATATTCTAAAATATCTCCAACCTTTAATAAAATAAAAGGATATACCGTTTCTGGATTTTTGCCAGACGCATACGGTGCAGAGTTTTTAATTTTTAATGCAACTGATACTATTTTGTCACTAGATGAAACATCTGGAAACTATTTAAGAATTCAAGGTGTTGCATTTACTCAATCAACAAATCACACTTTGACAGTAGAAGATTATTATAAAGAAAACTCAAACTATATTAAAACACAATATTTAGATGATCAGGCTATAAAATCAAATACTGAGTCTAAAGATAACTACAATAAGTTAAAAATAAGTAAATCCAAGTACGGTACAAAAGAGTTTACTATGGACACCCCATATATACAATCAAAAGATGATGCTGAAGCACTACTTGGATGGATTGTTAATAAAACAATAGATCCTAAAAATGCAATTGGATTAGACATATTTGCTATGCCAACAATTCAACTTGGAGACATTGTTAGCCTATATTATAAAAATTCTAATGATGAAGATATCATAGCACCAGAAAATAAAAGATTTGTTGTTTATAATATTGAGTATGCAAGATCAGCACAGGGTCCAACAATGAAGTTATATTGTTATGAGGTAGCCGATGAGTGATTCAATTCCAAATACACCACAAATAATATACTCTAGTTCATCAGATAGTTCTTTGGTCAAGGTTGCAGAGCCGCAATATATAATAGTTGGAGACGAAGAAGTATCCATAGAGACTATGTCTAATTTAATATTTGAGGATATTGGTGGACAAGAAATTATTAATATTGATAGAAATGATACAGTGTTTGGCTCTAATCTTGTTTATGATAATATATATAATTCTAATAAAATATTACAAAGTTATAATTCTTATACCCTAGCCCCAGTTTTTCAAACATCTTATGAGTACTTTAAAAACTTTACAATTGTTCTTGATCAAAAAATACCAAATGTTGCAAATGGTAACAATGGTGTAAACGTTTATATGGAATTATCAACAGGAGATTTAATTCTAGAATTAATTAATATTGAAGATGATGAACAAGTGGAGATAAGTATACTAACTAATGGAAGCGTCTATTATGATACAATATAATATAGGAGATTTAAGTGATTACTAGCACTGGCAAAAATATAATATTGAAGTACCTACTTGGTCAAGTTCCCTCATATGCTTCATATATCGCTGTTGGTTGCGGTGCAAGGCCTTTAGAGCCATACGTTAGCGGTACAAAGCCAGACTATTCAAACAAGACAGAACTAGATTTTGAAATGTTTAGAGTACCAGTTTCTTCAAGGGGTATAGTAAATGAAGACGGTATATCAAAAATTGTACTTACTGCAGAATTACCAACAGAAGAAAGATACGAAATAACTGAGGTTGGAATATACTCTGCAGGATTTAATCCATTATTAGGCTCTAGTGATAGCAAATCATTGCTATCCTTTACTCAATCAGAAAACTGGAGTATCAATGGTTCTAATACCTTGAATATTGTTGCAGAGCCATTGGATGACCCATTAATTCTAAACGTTATTAAAGATTATTTTATTGTTAACGGATCATCTTTAGAGTTAGATATTTTTCAAACTAATGCAGATAATACTATTTTCTTAAATACATCTAGGTATGAAAAGAATGAAAGATCAAGATTTTTAAACAACATGGTTTTAATGAGAGGAGACTCCTCAACATTTTCTGGATCAACAGGAACATTAGTTGGTGCTGGTAATTTTATTCAGTTATCTGGAACATCTGCAAACCTTTCAAAATATTCTACTTCTGATGAACTCAGACTTGCTTTTAGTGTATTAAATAAAGATGGCAATGATCCAGACATTAATACATCAAAAATTGCTGCTCGAATTTTAGTAGAGTTTTCTGCATCTAATACTCCTGGTGCGTATGCAAGAATGGAAGCAAGAGTTGATCATGTTAATGATGACTCTGCTTATGATTTTGATGTAAACAGATATTTTGTTGTTAACAAAGCATTAAAGGATATTAATATAACTCAAGGTTTTCCATGGAAATCAGTAGACACAATTAAGGTATATTCTCAAGTTTTAACTGGTGCATCAACCGCTGACACTGTAGATGGGTCTTACTATGTAGCACTAGATGCCCTGAGAGTTGAAAGCAAAAACAATATAAATCCAGCATATGGTTTAACAGGTTATACAGTTATAAGAAATATAGATTCATTACCAATTGTAAAAAGTCCTAATACTAGCAACTACATAGAGTTTAGGTTTGCCATGGATGTTGAATAATGGTAGATCAAAATATAAAAAAAGTTAGAATATTAAAAAAAGATTTACCAAATTATATAGGAAATAATGATGAACTATTTTATCAAATGAGATATAGAATTGTTTCTGAAGATAAGAATAGGTATTCACATTGGTCACCAATACACAAACTAGGATCAACAAGTACGTTTGATGAAATTGGTTTTGATATTGAAGATATTGCAGGAACGAGTATTACTCATAATGTTATTATAAATGATATAGCACATCTTGCAGAAATTTCTTGGACTATGCCCGCACTTTTAATAACTAATCCAACTAATGAAGAAAAAATATTACAAGAAAAACAAGCGTCAATAAAAAACTTTGATATTTACGTTCAGTGGAAAACAGGTGGAACATACGGAAATTGGACATGGGTTGGAGTTTCGCAGGGTACTCAATACTCTATGACATATCCATCTACAGGGCCAACACATATGAAGTTTAGAGTACAAAAGATTACACAAGTTAAACAGGCTTTTGATGCTGCTACATATCTAATTAGTAGTGAACAAACCCTTTAATGGTATAATGGAATAACTATGGCTAGAGTACCTCTCCCAAATCGTGGTCAACCACTTGATGTTGGATATATATATCAAATAGCAGATACTTTAAATACACTATCTACCCAAGTTTCACCATCACTTAATAAATATATGACAATAGATACTATTTCTTCTGGAAGACAGGATGTCAAATCATCTGAGATGAGAATGGTT